GTTAAACTTAGGTCTAGACATTACTCCATATCGTAGTGCGTCATATAGATGGTCTTCTGCATGTGTATCTATATCTTCAGGGTTACGTTTATCTACTGGTAATGCTGGTAACTGTGATATTACATCAGTGCAGTTAGAAAAAAATACAAGTCTAGGTTCACCTGTGTCTTCATCTACCTGCAATCTTCTATGTATTTCATTTTTACCAGACACTCTACTACCTTTGCTTCTATCCGATGGTCGCCATCTACAACCTTTTTGTATCATCTGTTCTGCTAATGATGGTCCTGTGTCACCTCGTTTATGCCAGACAGAACTATCTAGTACTCCGTATTTTATATTACCATCTCCTGCTTCTAAGTCAAGTACTAAATCTGCTAAGTCTGTAGCTAATACTTTTGATACATATAATTCTCTATACACAATTAACTGTTCGTTAGGAGCTACAGCAAACCATATTACACCACTGTAAGAACTGTACCCATAATCACAAGCTCTAAACTTTACCCAGTTGTTAGGTATACTAAATGGTTCTACTACATGTATATGCCTATTAAACTCAGTAAATGCTGCACCTTCTTTTATGTCCCAGTCACCTTCTAGTAACTGCCTACGTTGATGTTCTGGTAGCGATAGTAACATTGCTTCATAGTCACCTGTTTCAGATAAGTACGGATTATCTGATAGTCTCGCAGGTATAAATTTACGTTTAAATAAAGGCTTACCTGCTTTAGTATGTCCTGACGGGTATTTTAATTGTTCTCCTGTCTCAATGTCCGTAGCAATAAAACTACTATTATATGGTGCTGGATCAATAAACATCTTTTTAACCCAGCCGTGCCCCGGTCCCCCCGGATTAGTTGTTGCCCTCATGTACACTTCTAAATCAGAGGCAGTGGAACGTAGACGAGATCTCATGTAGTTCCACGCATATGCTGTTGGCCACTGTGTTAACTCATCAAAACCTATCCAACTAAAAGCTAGACCCTGATAGCGCATGACATCATCATCACGATCTAAGTATGACATCCAAAGTCGTGCACCAGATGGTGCGGTCCACTGCATTTTTCTTTCTGACCACTTTATTCCCGGCCATACTTTAGGAAATAATTCCTGTGACTTCGATATTAATTCACGTAACTCTTCTGTTGTATGCCGTAGTAATAATCCACTAAATGATGGATGCCCCATAAACCGTAGCGGATCAGCTAACATTGCATAACTCTTACCACCACCTGCACTACCGCCATATAGTACTTCACGTTCAGGCGCAGCTAAGAACTCTGTCTGTGGGCCACTGTTAGGTTTAAATAAAACATTAGCTTCTTGTTCTATTAAAGTAGTGTCATACTCTGTCTTCCGTGGATAGGGTGCGCTTTGCACCGACTCTACTTTCTTCAATTGTTTTGGCTTTCTTGATCGCTTTTTCCGCGTACTCGGCCCATTTGCGGAGGCTTCTAGCCGTGTCCTTACGTTGTCGCTCATGTTTTATTCTTTTCTGTAGACCTAAATGTGATATGTATCTCCCTGTATTTTTGCTTAGCCATGCTGCAACCTGTCGCAATGAGTACTGCTTAAGATAGACCTTAGCTTTTTCAAGATGATCAAGCTCATTGGGTATCGGCAATAACAAGTCTTCATCTTCGGGGTCTGTTTCATAACCGAATGGGACTGTTCTAGCAATACGTGGTACAGGTAGCCACTCATTTTCTTCCTTTACATCCGTTGGTTGCGGTAATTTCCATTTGCCTAAACTCCTATCCATTAATCGTCATCGTCACTTTGTTTCTTAGGTGGCATTAACATCACACCACCACTCGCTTCTACCTGTAGCTTCTCAGTTTTAACCAGACCTGTACGATCCAGTAGTTCCTTTGCTGCTGACATCTTGTCTCTAAGTCCTAGCTGAGTAGGGTCTAACAACGCACCAGCCATCGCTACAGCAGCTTTAGGAGCATTCCGTGCCATGTACTGCTGAGTTGCCTCTAGTATCTCTTCCTTGAGGCTCTTAACTACCACTGTGGTAGATGTACCTTCTGCATACCCGGCTAGTTTCTTTGCCGTAGCTACATCCCCTGCTGCCTCGTCAAAAAGTACATCTAGGAATTTTACCTGATTGTCTGTATACTGTCTAGTCATTCAATTCCCCTGTTCGCATTATGTTACTTAGTCGTGTGGCTCTACCTTTTACTTGCTCTGCCCATTTACTGTCTAGCATTTCATCGGCAGCAACACTATAATCTTTTCTGTGTATAGCCGCCCACATATTCATAAATCTTTTTAATCTGGGTACGCCTAAGTTAAATGACATATTAACACACACCATCTGTCGAGGTCCATTTAAAACTTCAACACAAGGGTGAGCAGCAAGGAGTTCGCGTTCAGCAATAGTGACATCATTCCGAAGTAAGTATCTAGCACCATATAATGTTAATCCACTTTCATGTACGTGACGCATATCAGAATAACCTAAATGTTGCAATTCTGCAACAGTTAATTTTCTATCTTTTAAGTTTCTACCTACGCCTATGGTATCTATACCTAAACTATCCTTATAGACCTGAAGCTCCATGCCTTCATCAACAGTAATCATGTCTAGTAGTTTACTGGTGTCGTACTTCATCTATTTCTTCTTAGGCATTGCAAAGCCAAAGTATGCACCAACAAGTGCTGATAATGCACCATACATCATCATAAGAATACTGTCTGCTGCTGCAAACCTATCAGGCCATATCAATACAGCAGTGGTAGCTATAAGCATGGTAGCTAATGCTGTCCATGCCATATAGCGTCTGTTAGATTGATAGGCTGCTTTGTCAACAATTACATTATCATCTGCCATGTTTATCGCTCCTATTTTTTAAATAACTTAGTGGCACTACGTACTCCAAACGATGCCGCTACAATTACTGAAATGGCGTACTTATACCAATCGGGCATAAGCTGTAGCTGGCTAAATCCTATTTGAACTATGTCTTCACAACCGGGTATGAACGCAAGCACAAGAGGTATTGAAAACAAAACAGTAAGCCACTCGTCTTTCCACGAGTTATCGCTTGATTTTGCTTGGGCAATATCCCAGTCTATTTCTCCAGTTGCCTGTCTTTCTTTTATCTTAGCTTCTGATTGTATGGTTGTAATCTTAAGAGCAGACTTAGCTTTCTTTTCCGCTACATGGCCCTCTAGCCACGTGCCAGCTAAACTACTTATTGGTCCTAGTAATGCCCCTATCATTATCCTCTCCTAAACTTAGCGGTCTTCTTAGCTATCTTTTTAGGCTGTTTCACGTGTTGTGTAGTGCCTGATCGTTTAGCCTTACTAGTTGCAGAGTACTCGGATGCAGATAAAGATTTAATAGCTTTAGCTGGTAAGTACCGTTCTCCTGTTGCCTTTGGTCCTTGTGTAGATGGCTTTCCTGACTTAGTACGCCAATCCTGCTTAGTCCAGTTAGATAAACTTTTCTGTGACTTAGCTTTAGCCACGATACCCACCACCTTTAGCTTTATAACTTTTGGCTAACATCTGTGCTTTTCTTGCGCTCCACTGACCGGCGTTGCCTCCTTTAGTACTAGCTTTAATACTATTAAATAATCCCTTACGCATAGTTGGCTTTGTATAGTTACCTGCTTTATTTACGGTTGATTTAGCCATTTAATATTATTTCTTTCCTTTTAATTTGTTTTGTACAGTCTTAGATAAATCTTTTGAATGAAATAATTTCTTACTGCTTTTAGTATGTGACTTACCTGTATGCAATGAACCATCAGGCATTTTATGTGAACTGCCTTTATGCTCAGTTCCATCTTTAAGATAATGTTTTACACCCTTCATTATTCAAAGTCCCTTATTAATGTCATATCTCCCTGACCTTTGTTCTTAAATATTAGAGTGGGGTCAGTGTGAGGATCTCTAGTATGTACAATGTGGCAATCACATTTACATACAGATGGATTACAATTACATTCAGTACAGCTATCGCATTTAGGCAGGTGCTGTGTGGTCACAGAATTACATTCACATATTTTATTTTCTGTGTCTTCACATACACATAGCTTATCCTGCATTTAATAGCCCTTCATTTTTTTCATGGCTCCACCTTTGTATTTTTTAATAGCACCACCTTTAGCTTTTGTTTGTGCTGGAGGCAGTTTCTTTACTCCTGTAGTTTTACTTTTACTTAGTCTCGTCATCAGGGCCTGTTGTTTTGGTGTAAGTGGTGTCTTTTCTACAGACGTTAGTGTCTTTTTCTGCTTCTCTGCTAACATCTTCTCCAATTTTTTTATTACCGACGGTGGTTTTTTTTGTTCCTTTGCATTTTTTATTTGCTCTCTTAGCATCTTTATAGATGGCTTCACTATTATATCTAGTCCCATTTACTTTCTCCTTTTCATTGTTACCATTTAACTTTATCAGCCCAGTATGCAGCAGACATTTTGCCCCTTGCTATATTTTTACCGTGTCGAGCCTTGAACGAAGCACGTTTCTTTTTCATTTTATCAGATTCACCAGACTTAGGTTTACCGGCAGTACTAGCACCCTGCTCTCCAAAGCGGATCATCTTAATAGCTGTATCTTCTTTAGCTAAAACTACATGACTCTTAGTTGGGTGCTTAGGGGTACGCTTTGGTTTGTTGTAACCAGCAAACGATTCCCCTCTATACTCTACTGCCACTGTCCTGCCATCCTTCTGCTACCATAGCATGTTCTATTTCTGCTAGACTGTACCGTGTTCCTGTACGATTCTCTACTGCTGCTCGTACATAGAATACTTTACTATGCGGTACATGTACTCTCTTAAAAGAACTACTAGTTATTGCGTCATAAAAAGACTCTAGTATTGTATCTTTGTATAGTTTTACTGATTTCTTCATTAATGTCAAGTCATTTCGTTGTTTATTTAATAATACCAAAGCTCATAGCTAATACTACAAAGCCTACTACTATTAATATTGCTACTATTGGTTTCGTGTGTCTAGGATCAGACACTATATTTTCAATACGGTATACTATTTTACTAGACATAGCGTACATATCTTTAAAGAATTGTTTAATGTTCATTATAATACTCCCTATATGGATCAATGTCAATACTAGCTATTACTGCATCTATATTTTCATGCCAGTACTTTAAGAACTTATTAATACGTGGGTATTCTGGGATAACATCCATTGTACCCCATGAAAACTCCTGTATTATACTACAATAATCAGGCATATAATAGTAAATACGTATCAATACTGGTTCTTTTAATATCATGTTACTTATTTTTAGTGTTCCACAAATCAAATAAGCTCTTTACTTTCTCTTTTAGTACTACTATATCACCATGCATCTTTGCTAATACAATAATTAGAGTTACTAATCCAAAAAGTATAGGCCATGTTTTTGTTAGAATTACTATTAAAGAGAAAGATTGTTCTTCCATTTAAGTGTTTCACTTTCAATGTTCACTAACATGCTTTTTATTTAGTTGTTTTTTAATTCTTATTAAGGAATAGTTTTATTATTCACTTAAGTGATCACTATAGTATATAGTTATACTGACTCAATCAAAATCTGTCAACTAAAAAATGCATATAATGTTAAAATAATTTATATGTGTGTCTAATAGGTCACATAATATGATCACTTGCCTGTATGGTTAACAGTTAAAATACCTGATCTGTGGTCTTTACCATGTATATATCTACCCGCCCCCCACTGGCGCATGCCCGGGTGCGCGTATAGATGCATATATCATGTAGCATATGATGTGCTAAGCCAAATGCGTACACAATATGTGCTATGCAATATGCAATGCAACACATTATGTGCGATCAATCTACGATTTAACAATGCAAGTGTTACACTATCACTTGCCATAGAATGATGATGATGATTGTGGTGATTTATGAGAGGTGAAAAGACCCTAACGGCGGACTACAAAACCTACAGATACCACCCCCTCAATTTGAAGTCCGACATCGGACCTCTCTGACTACCGCGCAGTAAAAGCGTAGCTTTCGCGTGTGAGTAGTTGGCATGGTTATTGTCGCCAAATCAACCCCGACACCCTCTCTTCTTTCTATACCTGTTTCTTACGTGTTATTACTTTAATTAGTGAAAGTAATAACACTTAGAAACAGTAGAAAGAAAGAGAGAAAAGACAATGGAAAATTCGACCAACAAACCTTCTCAACCAGCTATCGACACTTTAGAGTTGGAGGGTGTAGCTTTAGCTAAGATGTACAATTCCGAGCAATCTTCTTTGAAGAAGCGTTTCAATGGGTCAGTGGCAAGAGATGGGTTGGACTTCAGATTAGGAAGTCTAATGCGATCTCTTCGAGATGAGGTTGGTGATGAAGGGAAGGTTACTTCTTCCAGACTACGAGAGGTTGGCATTTCTAATATTGATAAGCGACGAAGGGCTGAAGCTCTTTGGTTCTTTGATAATCAGGAAGAGTGCAATGAGCATATCAAGTCTTCGAAGAAAGGATTCACTTCTTTATCTGCTTTGCAAAGAGCTATGAAGCCTAAAGCAGAAAAGGTTGAAGATGAGTCCGACGTTGGACCTGAAAAAGAAGAAGTGGCAACACTAGAAAGC